AGGCCCAGGCCGATGACCAGGAAGATGGGTAATACTGTGTTCAGGACCTGCATGGGGCAAATCTAGCCCCGCAGGCCCTAGTCATCCAGTATCGAGTCGCGGAATGCTGCTCTGCCGGCCAGCGAAACCTGGAAATTCCAGATGCGCCGATAATAGGACCTGCTAATAACAAAATGTTATTTGACTGCCTTATGCAGTCGTGGTACATTGTACACCGTAACACCAAACCATCAAAAGCGAGGAAATACAATGACATCCAATGCAATCGAACGATCCGCAGAGGAAACTGCCACCGAATTCGCCGACTCTCAGGGTCTCGAATACTCGGCGACATTCGTGCCGCTCAGCCAGTCCCGCAACAGCGGCAATCCGAATCTGACACTCAACTGGCGCATCACCATCAGTAAGGGCCAAGCATCGATAACCACCGACTACCAGCAGGGCATCGCGCACTTGCCGGGATATAAGTTCGTTTTTGGCCGTCGCGTTAGTGTCGACGAACACAAAGAGATTGCGCGAGCCTGCGAAGAGGGTGACTACTACAAGCACGGCGGAATTTATGCGGACAGCAAGCGCCGCAAGATCGAGCCGCCGAAGTTGGTTGATGTCATGTTCTCTCTGGTCATGGATTCGTCGGCCATCGATGCCGGCTGCTTCGAGGAGTGGGCCAGCGAGTTCGGCTACGACACCGACAGCATCAGTGCCCGCGATACCTATGACCAGTGCATTGCGATCGCGCTAAAGCTCCGCCAGATCATCGATCTCGACGAAGCCCGCGAAGCCTTTCAGGACTACTAACCCACCATCAAAGCGAGGTGTCCAAATGAAAACGTACGTTTACACAACACAAGACTGCGGCCGAAGCGGTTTCAGCATCACTGTTTATCGGATTGTCCGCAACCGGCCGCGATTGATCGGCATAACGACAGGGGATCGTCGCTCATGGCGCGGATCGCATGGTGAAGCCGCGAACTTAATACACGAGCGCGAAAAAATCCCGTTTGCCGATAGCGTGCACGGCGGTTACAAGCTACGCGGCGAACTTGGCCCGGCGCACAAATACGACGACCACGGACAGCCGCGGGGCGCCGTTCGCATCTTTGAAGTTTAGCCGACAGGGCGCAGCGGCTCACGGGCCGCTGTTCCGTGTCGACTGACGCGAAACCCATCACAAAGCGAGGTAATAGCATGACTGCATGGACCGACAAGGAGAACGCCGCCGTGTGCGCTCTGTACTTTCACATGCTCGACAAGACCGCCAGCGGCGGACTCAATAAGGCGCAAGCGATCCGCGTCGCTCAGAACGGCATCGATCAAAGGGACTGGGATCACTTCGATCACTCGTGCTCATTCGCCGGCCTACTTGGCGCCCGGTCGCGCGGCAGCATCGAGGCCAAACTGATGAACTGCAGCGCAGCGCACCGGGACGCACACAGCGAGCTTTACAGCCGGCTACCGCATGACACGATGGACGGCCACGGCTACCGCGCGCTGTCCAACTATCAGGCATCGCTCAAAGTCGCCATGCGCGACGCTCTGCAGGCCCGCAACCGTCTGGCGGAGGACCAAAGTGTACCGGCTTGACGTTCGGCGACTGGCGGCGGACTATTCCGCCGCCGTTCGTGCCGCACTAACAAAATCCCAGGTTCTGAACGTTCGGAATGGCGAGGCAGTACCGGCCGACTATATCGACACCGGCGAACTGATGGCCGATGCGATACGTTTGCAGGATCCGACCGGCACGCCGGCGGAGTATCAGGCCGAGCTGATCGAGGCCGATGACCGGGCGCACCGGTCCGGCTACCGACTCTCTCGAGTGCTTGTAGCGTGCGAGTTTTCGGCCACAGTGCGCGATGCCTTCCGGGCGGCAGGTCACGACGCGGTGAGCTGCGACATCCTACCAACCGAAAACCCCGCCGGGCCACACATGCAGCGAGACGTGCGCGAGGTGCTGGGCGATGGATGGCACATGATGATCGCGCACCCGCCGTGTACGTACATCGCCGCCTGCCAGCTCTGGCGATGCCAGCGAGACCCGGCGCGCGAGGCAAAGCGACAAGAGTCGCTGGAATTTGTGAGAGATCTTGCGGCGGCGCCGATTGATCGCGCCTGCATCGAGAATCCGAAATCCTGCATCGGCACCGAGCGTGCCGCGCCGGGCTTTGATCCGCAGCGAGTGCAGCCGTACCAGTTCGGCCACGATCACAGTAAAGAAACCTATCTGTGGCGCCGCAATCTGCCTGAGCTGTCTGCCGACCCGGCCGACTACGTCGAGCCGCGCGTCATACAGTACAAAGGCAAGGCAGTAACACGTGGGGCCCATCAGTCCCCGTGTGGCGCCGACCGCATGGGCCCATCCCCAGATCGAGGACATAACCGAAGCCGTTTCTTTGCCGGCATCGCGCAAGCGATGGCCGACCAATGGGGCGGTATCAAAACCCAGCGGCCAGCGGACGTCGTCCAGTTGGCGCTGTTTGCATAGCGAGGTAACACCATGACAATCGAAAACTACCGGCGCGCACTTATCTCTGCAGCCGATGGCATCAAGCACGCCAGAGAGGCAACTTTTTGGAGCGAGAAGCAGCGCGAGGTATACCTTACTGATATCGAGCACAAGTGTCGCTCGGTGGCGAGTGGCATGGGCGATCAGATGCCCGACGAGGAATCTGAGTGGGGAATGCTGTGTCAAGTGATCGGCGGTGACATGGGCGCGTCTGGTGACGTCGTCCTGATCGGCGCCGGCATACCTAAGCTCTTCCCCGCTGGCGGCCGTTTTGAGCCGCTTTACTTAAAGTATGTAGTCGGGTCTGGTGTGAAACCTGGGCCGGGCGTAATGACGTTTGCTCGGCCGCATTGGCTGGACACGATCGGCATCGGCAAGCCCGCGAACCCGTTTAACGATATTGGCATTGAGAAGAGAGGGCGCATCGGTAGGTTTTATGCGTGTGATGACGCGCACAAGAACCCCAGAAAACTCGAGCGAACGGATCGATTCGTGTACAGCAAGGACGGCAGGTTTCCGTGTGACACGCCGATTCCGTTGTACCGATGAACGTAATGCGACTACCGTGTGCCGGCTGCGAGAAAATCGTTGACGCCAGACTGACGGACGGCCGGGAGATCTACCCACACCGGGATGATCTCTCTGATCTTCCATTCTGGAAGTGTGATGATTGCGGAAATTACGTAGGTTGCCACTGGAAAACGAACGAGCGCACAAAGCCGATGGGCGTGATACCTACGCCAGAACTGAGAAAGGCTAGGCAGCACATACATGATCTTATCGATCCGATATGGAAGTCAGGCAAGGTACACAGAAATCGAGTGTATGCACGCATGTCCGTCCGTCTTGGCCTGAAGTCGTACCACACCGGCAACATCAAGAGCATCGAAGAGGCAAGGCAGGTGTATCGCGTTGCGTTAGAGGTGCGCAAACACTTCGATGAGAAGGTACAATTACAAGAAAACAAGGAGAGGTAGCGCAATGACGCCAGACCCGAAAGAGCACAACCCCGACCCGAAGTACCTGAAGCAGCTCATAGACAGCAGCGGCCTTACCAAGCAGCAGATCGCTGACGAGGTATTGGGCGTGTCTATTCACACCGTCGATGAGTGGCTGAAAGGGCGCCGCAAGTTCAACTATGCGACGCAGTTCACCCTAGAGTCGAAAGTCTGCGGGATCTTCTGATTCCCTGAAGCGATCGCGGTCTGGCGCCGGCACCAGTCCGAGCGCCGGACCGCTCATCGCAGTCTCCGGGCGCATGACCAACGTGTCACCGGGATTTACTTCCAGCGTTTTGATGTTGCGTCCGCCCTGCATTGTTATTAGCAACTTATTGGGCGGCGCCTTCCGCACATGCACAACGAAGTCCTCAAGGAATCGGGCGACGTCGTGGTAATTCTCGACTTTCCATTGCACCCATTTACAGCCCGTCGGCAGGTCACGAGGCGCATCAATCTTGGCGGCAGGGCCGCGTCCCATTCCGGTCATCTTGTTCTCACTGGCGTCCGTTTCGAGCGAGTGTACTCCGCCACCAATCTCCGTGCATCTGTTGCCACCGGCGGCGAGCCTTTGTCACCTTGCGGCGAGGCATAGCGAGGCAGGGCCACGGTTCATCCTGGTACACCTCAATCAGCCAGTTCTGGAAACGCAGCAGCACGTCGTACTCGTCGCCGAATGTTGCTTCGAACGGAGTTCTTCCCCATGCCAGCGACGGGCCCATAGACCCGCTCATCTTCAGCGGATCCGCACCGGGTAGGCAGATCCCGAGGTGGTGCCACTCGCATAGGCCGATCGTGTGCTGGTGCTCGTCAGGGTAGCGACGGCCACGATCAGTGATGTGCTCGACTGTTACCGCGGCGTCTGGAAACCCTTTGGCAAGGCAGCACACGCAGCCGATCGATCGGATTGCTTCAAAGCGCTTCCGATCGAGGTCGGTTATCCGTGCGGTTTTACCGACCAAGAACGGGCATCTTGTTGATGAGCCGCTGTAGCTCGAGCGTGCAAAGCTGGTCTGAATAGTTCACCCGCGTTCCGTCAATAACAGACTTCGCCACGTGCGACGGAAGATTGTTGAATTGCTTCGATATGTTGATGATGCCCATACCTTGCGCCCTCAGTTCAAGGATGCGATCTGCCTGCGCTTTTGTAACTGGGTATTTCATTCAATACTCCTTGATTCGGTATCCCATTGCTTCCATCAGTGCCCGCTTGATCCGGTACACATCCGTTCTGTGGCCGCTCTGCATCTTGACGTCCTCGATGATGGTCTCTTCGCTTTTCACATCAAGATAGCGGAAGTCCGCCACATAGGTCAGTGTCCGTCCGTTCGGGTAGCGCGCGCTCCGCATCTTGATCGGTATCCCGGCGATGACGATCGGAAACCTGGGATGCACCTCGATGTCCTTGACCTCGCCGGCCATCTCCATCAGTCGCAGGTCCATGTACCGGTCATACTCCCGCCGACTGTCGAACTTGATGCCGGCGTACTCGATCTTTTGGACGTTGCCGTACCTACCCTTCCGCTTCACGTAGCCTCTCCCGAAGCCTCTGCTTTGCTTCTTCGTATTCCGGCTGCATTCGGACTGCCTCAACACCAGCGGCCTTGTGCGGACCCACCAGTAGCTCCATGATTATCAGAAAATCATCAGACTCAATGCTCCGAACGTCCATGTCACCGCTATCAAGCGTCATTCTGGCGACCGCATAGGCCAAGCAGATCCTATCGGCGAGCACCTTTACCCTTTCCCTTTCCTTTTGCATAGGCAATATTCCTACTGTGAATCCAGTTCTTTACTCGAGGTGACGGCGGCACCATAGCCATGTCTTTCCAACTGTTGTCCGGCGGGCAGCCTGCCTTCTCAATGAACTGATAGTAGGCTGAGCCCGGCTTGCGGCCCTTCTCTGCGGCGTAATGTCGGAGCATGGCGTAGAACGTGGCGTGATCGGGGAATCCATCAGGCAAGGGCTTCGCCTTGTTTCTACCGATGGGCACGAGATCGGCGTCCTTCGTGTCAACGTCGCGCTTCGGCGCCGGCACCACCCAGCCGCACTTCGGGCAGACTCGCGACTTCTTGAACAAGTGTCGACACTGCTCACACTCCCTCGCCTCAGTGTCCTCTTTCTCGCCGGACTCTTCACGGCGCGACCAGTTTTCACTGGCCGGCATAGACTCATCAAGGCGCCACCGGACAAGGTCATCTGCCATGCCCATGTTCAGCACGTTCGATGCGTGGTCAAGAACCATGCAGCTCCGGCCGTCTGGCTTCTGCCGCATACCTCGACCCAGCATCTGCAGGTGCAGGACTCGTGACTTGGTAGGCCGGCAGATTTGAACGCAGTCAACCTCCGGGTCATCAAACCCGTAGCTTGCGATGCCAACGTTGACCAGAACCTGCACGCGCCCCGCCTTGAATGCCTCGACCACTCGGTCCCGATCGGTGTCGATCAGCCCGGTATGCAGTGCCTCAGCCTTGATGCCCACCTGGTTGAATCGGTCCGCCAGCGCCTCGCAGTGCTGAATGTCGACTGCAAAGGTAATTGTGTGCCGGTCCTGCGCCAACCTCAGCCAGTTGTCTATGGCATCGCCGACCAGTTCGACACATGCCTTCGACAGTTTGCCGACCTCGTAGTCGCCACGCCGAACTTGGATGCCAGTGAGGTCTGGCGTGGATGCGCCGAAGTACTCGAGCTCTGCCAGATACCCCTGCTGCATCAACTGCCGCACCGTGGTCACATGTTTTATCTCGGTGAAGTAGGTGCCTAGCCCGCGCCCAGACGAGCGCTCGGGCGTCGCCGTCCAGCCTGTAACTCGCACCTTGTCGGGGAACATCCCCAACACCTTCGCCATCTGCGGTGCCACCGACAGGTGACACTCGTCGACCAGCAACCGGTCGATGCGCGGCAGGAAATACTCAGGATCCTGCTTGAGCCTGCGAATCAAAGTCGGCCAACTGATGACGTGAACCGGCGCCATCGGGCGCCAATACTCATCAGGCCGCTTAGCTCGCATCACCGTGACGTTTTGAGCTCCAAGCACGCTGCTTGACAGCGACAACGTCTGACTAAGGATCTCTTTCCGCGGTGTCAGTATCGCCGTACGATTGCCACGTGCCAGCTCGCGCTGGGCGACCAGCACCTGCATCACGGTTTTTCCAGACCCTGTTGGAGAGCACATGATTGGGCGCCGATCGGACCCTTGGCTCATGCAGAAGTCCACCGCCTTCGCCTGAAATTCGCGGCTTTCAATCTGCACGGTTTACCGTCACCGCCAAGGCGCACCACGTACTGACGTACTCCAAGTCGGCAACGTCGTCTCCGGTCAGCTCCAGCTTGCCCGTGTCCTCGCCGCCGAAGGGGAACGATTTGAATGTCTGGATGGCCTCACGCAGCGTGTCTCGCTCCACCTGCTCCTGCGTGACCTCGCGCCCATTCGTCCGTCGATCATCAGGCGTCGGTGGCGTCGGCTGCTTGGTTTCTTTCTTGGTCTGCTCCCGATTCTCGCCGCCCTCTTCGTGGTCGGGCTCGTCCTTTGTGTTTAGGTCTCGCTGGATCTTGTACACCGTGCGGACGTGGACGCGGCATAAATCCGCAATCATCTCGCGCTCGAGCTGGCTTATCTCCGGATCCTTGAGCGCCATCTCGACGGCCCGGCGCTTGTCCTGCCGGCTGCGTCGCAAGCCATGCTGGGCATTCGCTCCGAGCGCGTACTTGAGTGCATCATGCAGTCCGCCCTCTTTAACCTCGACCTCGATCTCGGGCACCTCGGCCTCGACGTGGGCCAGCAGCCGGTGGAAACCGTCAGCCAGGATGTATCGCTCGCTATTCGGTTCAGCAAACACCGCCACCGGCGGAAACACAGCGCCGTCTTTGATGTCCTCTGCGTAAGCATCGACTGTCGACCGGTCGATCGATGTCCGCACCTGCGTTGCCGCAGTCGCCTCAATTTGGTTCGTTGATAGTTTCATTATTCTTCCCTTGTCCGTAAAAAACGCATACCTCCGGGCCTTTGGCCTGATCGGACGGTACTGGCGGGCCATCTCTGGCCTGCGATCCCGACCGAGTCAACAGCCTCGGCTTCGCCTTTGTCCTGAACGGATGTGCCTTACGGCCCGCGGGGTCACTGGATAGCCCGTAGATCCTATCCCGCGATAGCGCTTTGACGGATGGACGCACGCTTCTACGCCGCTGCCGACTGGCAGGGCTTTGACGGGGTTGAACGGATAAGAGTGCGTGAGTAGAATAGACTCTTATCTGGTGGCCCGTTGAAGTCCTGCCAGATTTGAAGCCCCCGAAGAGGCAAATCTCCGGGGGCTTCGTTCTTTTTACCTACCTGAAACCACGCCGTCAAGAAAACCACAGCGCGATGTAGAGCAGCACGAGGACTGCAGCGCACAGCGCAATGCGCAGCCTGAAGATGTGCTTCTCCATCTCTTTTATCTGAGCATTCTCGATCTCACCGATCAACCAGCAACCTACTTCCTGCTGGCCCATGCGTTGTCCACCAGGTTCGGATACTTCCTCCCGGCCGACCTCGCGCGAGCTTTCGCCTTCGCCTTCTGTGAATCGCTGAGAGTCTTGCTCTTGCCCTTTGGGCTGGGCTTGTCCCAGAACTTCTTTGCCATTCTTGTACCCTTTCATAATGCGGCTCGATGAGCGTCGAGGATAGCAGTTGCGCTCTCTACGACGCCAAACTCAAACCCAATATCGTCATCGAGCTTCGTCAGGATCTCGCCCTTCAGCCACTCACCGAACTGCATCGAGTTTTTCTCGATCATGTTCTGAAGAATATCGGAGTGCATGTCCGCAAGGATGTCGGACACGTGATTATTGAGCAGTGTTGGGGCAACCACAGCGATCGCCGGCAGGAGATCCTTCAGCGGGTACTCGTCGCCGTACTCGTCGACAATCACCGCGGCTCACCAATGCGCCGGCTATTACGACTCTCCAAGTAGCGGCGACGCGCCATCATGCGGAACTCGTGATCGCGCTTGCGCGCCTCCCGATGCTCATCGATGTAGCCGCGGATTACATACCCGACCCAGAATATGATGAAAAACATGACCCAATAGAAGGCCGTCATTTCGATAGACATACCCTTACCTCGCTTTAGATGATTTCGCCGGTCTCGTCTGGCCTGACTGCATTATGCAGTCGACCCCGAGCGGCATCGACACGAATCAGGTGCCGAACATACGCTGCCAATGAAAGCCCCTTGCGCGCAGCCATCAGCTTCGCTGCATCCATGTCGCTGCGGCTGCAATTCACGTTCAACTGAATCCGCTTGCGTTTGTTTTTTACCTGACTCATAATGCGCATCCTAGTACACATGCTAGTAAACATCAACAGCGAGGACCAACATGGAAAACACGAATCAACCAGCAGTACAGGTAAAGCCCATCGGCAACATCATCGAGAACCTGCAGATGCAGAATCAGGAGCTCGAAGAGCAACTTCAGGAGGCGGATCGCGTTCTTGATAATCGTCAGGCCGCGCTTTACGCCGCGCTCTCGAACGCGCAGACCGAGATCCGCAACGCTGAGAAGAATCAGGATAACCCGTTCCTGAAGTCCAACTACGCAGACCTCGCGGCCGTGATGAACGCCTGCCGAGGTGCGTTGGCCAAGAACGGATTGTCGTTGATTCAGCGCCCGCTCGACCCGCGCTTCACCGATGGCCGTGAAGTCTTGCGTCTGCACACGATGCTGGTGCACAAGGATGGTGGCTCGATCGGATCCGAGTGGGAGATGCCGATTGAGGGCAGCGAAAAGACGCCGCTTGCACAGCGGTACGGCATCACCATGACGTACATGCGTCGATACTCTGCCGCGGCCATCCTTGGCATCGCGCAGGCCGACGAGGACGCTGAAGCGCTGCGCAAGGATCCGTCCGAGTTTGCCCGCATCAGCCCGTCCGAGGTCGATGAGATACTGATGCTGGCTGAGGACTTGTTCGGCGATCGCGCCGACGAGGTCATCAAGCGGATGATCGAGAAAGTGTTTGCGCCTACCAATACTGCAATCAAGCAGGTGGGCGACATCCCCGAAGGGCAGACGGAGGTCGCCAAGAACCTTCTGAAGAATCAAGCCCGACGAGAAAAAGAAGGGGCGGCAAAACCAGCCCCAAAGCAAGACGCCAAGAAGCCGCAAAGCGGACGGAAAGAAGCCGCAGCGGACACCGCTCAGAATAGCACGAGCGAGTAATGGACTGCCGCATTGTTGCGGTCGAGCAGGGGAGTGACGAGTGGGACGAGTTACGGCGTAACCGTGTCACCTGCTCCCGGCTCGCCGACGTCATGGCAAAACCAACGACAAAGCGATACAAGCAGTACCAGAACGAGAAGGTAAAGGAACTGCTTGGCTACCGCCACGTCGAGGAATCGCCTGAGTGGGCACGTCACGGGCGGGAGAACGAGCCGAAAGCGATCGCAGCCTACGAATGGAAGTACGAGGTCGACGTCGAGCATGATCTGTTCCTGATCTCGGACAAGCACGATTGGCTTGCCGGATCCCCAGACCTACTTCATCTGCCGAACTACGACGAGGGAGGGGAGATAAAGTGCCGTGCTTTGTTCAAGAACTACCGGAAGTATCGGGACATCGCGGTCAAGAATGACGGCACAACTCGAGCGGTGCCGGCCGAGAACCGCCATCAGGTTCAGGGCCACATGATGCTCACCGGGTTCGACTGGTGGTGGTTCATCAACTACTACCTGGGTGTCGACAAGGATGGCTTGCCGGTACAGAAGATCATCCGAGCTCGAGTGTCGCGCGATGATGCTTTAATCGAGCAGATGGAAGAGCGATGCCAAGAGTTTATGCTTGAGTGCTACCAGATTGCCGGGTTAGCATAGAGAAGGACGAGTCGGTAGGTGCCCTGCGCCCTTTCCCCCCGGTGGCGCATCTCCAAAGGGAATCCCTCACCTACTGACTCACCTCGCGCCAGAGCCCACTGCTGGTGATGGAAAGTGTGGGAAAAGGCGCCCTTCGGGGCGCCTTTTTTATGCCTTAGTCCTCAGCTCAGATATGAGCAACAGGAACAGGCAGAACATCACCCGAATCGCCGGATCGTCCGGTTGTTCAGCGAGCTGATCGTCACGCTGTCACCGGCAGTCTCGTTGACGACAGTCTGCTCGATCGTTGCAATCGCGCCTACTGCTACCGTGTCCGTGTTGTACTCGCCATCGTTTGACGTCGAGCCCAAAAGGCTGATGTCCTCGTCGGGCTCGAAGATGCCGAGCCCGTCGCCTGAGTCCGCGATCCCGTCCGGCGCCGTGAAGCTAACCGTGGTCGCCGGACCAAACAGCTTGTGTCGACGATCAGCACGGTTTCCGGCCGAGTAACGATTGACGCGACGGTTCTTGCTGTCGTTCGAGAAACCGGGATCACGAACAGCCATCACTCATCACCTTCACACGTCACCTCGACCTTGTCGGGCGCAGCCTTTGCGTTGACCATCGCGCGGAACTCGCCGCGAGCGCCCTGATCGAGCTCGTCGCAGTAGGTGTTGACGCCGTCAGCAACCTTCGAGGATGCTTTGTCCGCATTCTCACGCAGAACAGAGCAGCCAGACAGCATCGCCAGAAACGCAATTGCACAGAAAACCTTTTTCATCGTAGTTCCTCCTGAGTAAAGTAACCAACCAACGCACCAATCCCGGTCGCCACCAACCCTGCGACTAATATCTCGAAATCTTCCGGCAGTTTCTCCGCCACGCCCGGCGCGTACTCCACGATCGATGCCATAACCAGGGCGGAAATCAGCGCCGCTATCTGGCCATACTTGAGCTTGCGCGTCGGAGCCTTTGTCGGCTGGTCGTAGAGTATCTTGCTCATAGCGTACCTGTCGAAAGTGACGGCCGGATGACCAGCCGCGTTGGTTTGGCCTGCATGATGAGTCTCATTGCGGATCTGGACGACGTCACCATGCGCTTGTTCCGATAGATAATACGCGAATGGCCCGGAGCAATACAGCCCATGACCTCTTCGGTGAAATTGGCCGCATGAATCAGGATCAAGTATCGACCGTCGCGATCACCCTTGTCGTCCTTTGTGCGGTAAACACCTAAGTTCGGATTCACCAAAGCCAGCACTGTGCGGCCGTTCGGCCTCTTGTGCGGTGTTAGCCGGTACTCACCGTCCGGTATGCAAGACTCGAACGGCTTGCCGCCCAACGGGCCGGGAACCCACGGCTTCTCAAGCGTGTAAAACGAACGTCCTTGAACGCTCAAGATGCCCTCAGTTTCGGTTGAAGAATAGTTAAACCGCTCAAGAACAATGGTTGTCATAGCTTCACTTTTTAAGTTCGGACTTTAGATCTGCCTCACGTCGATACAAATCGAGAATCGCATCATCTTGTCGGCGCTGCCATTCGGTCATGTCGCGATCGAAAGATTTTTGGTCCTCGTCTGACCAGCGATTACTTTTTACTTCAATGAGCGAATCTTGAATAGCGCTAATATTAGCGTCCAGGCGTTTTGACTCTGCCGCGAGAGGTTGCCAGAACCCCAAAAGAACGCCGCCCATAATCGTGACGAATACCGAAACACCCGTGAAGATCGTACCCCACTGCGGTTGACGCCTGTTTATGGCGTCATTCAGCATTCGCTCCATGCGTTCTTGGGCTTCCATTTGACGGACCGACGATTCCTCAAGCCGAACCAATCGGCGGTCGAGGTTTGAGTAGTCATCGTGATTCATTTCGCTCATTACCTGTCGCCCACTTATGGCGTTCCCTTTGTTGCCGTCATACGGATGATCGGCACTTCGTCAAGGATGACATTGTCCGTGCGCCGCCGAAACCGAAGTCTCGCATCAGAGCCTATGTCATTTGTTCCGTTTGTCGTTCGCACGTACTCAAAAGTACGGTCGGCGTCTAAGCGAAACCACGTATTCAAAGTGCCGACGTCGAGCGCGTCTGCGCCGTTAGCTGATATCTGCACGTCGTACTGATCGGCGTCGCCGCTGCCGATCCACGTGAAGTCGCTTGTGTAGCTACTGCCATCACCAACACGCGTATACACGTCACCGTCCGTATCCACTCGAATACCGACCACTGCGTCATCGGACAACGTCTCAAGATC